ATCCATAATGTTCGTATAGTACACCGCTTCACGCCGGAATAGCTCAATATCCTCCACATGTGGCTCGGGAATTGGATCGCGATACACATAAGCGTCACGTATGAACATAATCGAAGATGGCTCAAGCGCGCACTCCCAAGCCGCTTCCATTAACATCATGGGCAAGCTGTTCTGGGTCGAGGGTTCACGAATCCACTGAAAAGAATCTCTTACATTCACAAACCAATATTGACCTGTCAAGTCGAGAAGGGTTTTCATGACCGGTGGTAGTTCCTCACAAACGACCTTCCAGACGTCCATGATCGACATATTTGGGAAGCTCTCCTCATTTGCGGTGGTGAAATCTCGCAGCATGTTCGCGTTTAACTTCATTATGGCCAGCTGAGACGAATAGATCGTTTCGATTAAAGGCTGGTATAATACCAGAGGTGATTGCTCTGTCGGTAGGAAACGCATACGGAAAGCGTGCCAAATTGAGTGATACGAAATGTCTAGGATGATGGGACCGTTCGGCGTGATCTCCTCTAAAGGGATCTTGTCGGATAGCTCATCAAACGCCGTGTCGAGTAATGTAAACGCAGACAGCAGATCGCGATTGATTATTTGACTAATGTAGGCGAACCGCACCACATGATGTTGAGACATGAGGTTCATGTAATTTCTCTCCTGGGCGTGCCCGCTACGCAGTAGTGCCTCCATTATCAAGTTGAACATAGCGTACTCGTGGTCCATCCCCGAAATTCTCTCATCCAAGATATCCTCAGGATCATAGCCCACATAGCAAACGCGTCGCGTCACATGCGGGTATGGCGTTTGACGCCTCTGGATATCGGCGCACTGCCACCCATTGTAGCCAGCTCCCGTGGCGGGATCCATTCGCAGCTGATTCGCATCAAAAGTTCTACCTCCTTGTTCAATGACAAAATCCAACGGCAACCCAGTTCTCCCTCTCCGTATGGTTCGTCTCTCATCGGTTAACGAAGTTAAGTAATCTGATGCCGCTCTATCCAGCAGTCGCGCTGTACGAGGCGTGATGTTAAAGATCCTCGGACCATATGAGAACATGATTTTGCCGATAATTCCCCGTACGCTTCGAACGACTGGGTCAACCGCGTGTCCCGGTTCACCCTTGATGTCCAATAAGATTTGATTTGGGAACATCAGCGCAAGATAAATCTTCCGAACATCTGCCATTTGTGCCTCGGTCGCGGTTGTGGCATGTAATTGCGAAAAAGG